TTTTTATTAAGTTTTCTTCTCTCTGATTTAAGTGTCTTTTTTTTCAGTCTTATTCTGAGCCTAAGATTGAACGTTGGAATCCACTAGGAGTGTGACCACCACCGTTTAGTTCTTAGGAAAGAACCAATCTATTGGATACAGGAGTATTGCAAATGAAAGACCGAATTTTCACAACAGAAGCGGTTGAAAAAATTCGTGCAGGGCAGGAAGAAGTCGGACAGAAAGTGGATGCACTTTTCTCTCTTTACAATGAAGATTTGAACGGTTTGAAAATTAACCGTGATGACCTCAAGAAAGAAAAAGAAGCATTGGAAACAAAGGTAGCAGATTTGACTGCAGCAAATGCTAAAGGTGCGGAAGACTTTGCGCAGTTGCAGAAGCAGTTGGAAGCTAACTCGCCAGACGAAATCAAGAAGGCGTATGAACAGAAACAGTCTGAACTGGAGAGTTCATACAAAGGTGTGCTTGCTGAGAAGGATACTTCAATCAAGTCACTTACTGAACAGCTTGCTGTTGCTCATAAAAATGAGCACTCACTCAAGTGTGTACAGGACTTCAACAAGGCTACAACAGGTTTCGATATTGAACCTTCAAGCCGTGATTTCCTCTTCAATGCAATCTACGGACAGGACGGCGGCAACTTCTCAGAAAGAGATTTGGGAAATGGTTTGCAGCTCATAAATAAAGACGGACAGACTGGAGAAGGCGCAGTTCGCGCATTCCTCAACACAGATTTCGGAAAGAAGTTCCTTAAGAACCTCTCTTCTGGCGGCGGCTGGCACAAACGGCAACGGCGGTGGAAGCAAAGGACCTGTGGTAAATCCGTTCAAGAAAGAAACTTGGAACCTTTCTGAACAGGCAAAATTGCTTCGCGAAGACCCAGAGCAGTATAAACTGATGAAGGCCGCAGCAAACGCCTAAGTAAGAACCAAATTCTACCTTCGGGTAGACATAGGAGAAGACTATGGCAACTACAAAAATTGCTAACGTAATTGTACCTGAAGTTTACAATCCTTATGTACTTCAGAAAGAAGTTCAGCTCAACCAGGTAATCGCTTCTGGAATCGCTACAAACGATCCAGACCTCAGATTCCCTAACGTAGCTGGTGGCGTAAAGGGTGGTAAGACAATCCACATTCCTTTCTGGAAGAGCCTTACAGGAGCTTCTGCTTCTGATGAAGTTCTTGACGATACAAACGCTTTGACTCTCAACAACCTGACATCAGGTGAGTCTATTGCCGCTATCCACGTTCGTGGTAAGGCATGGGGAGCTAACGACCTCGCTCGCTACTTCTCTGGTGATGACCCAATGGGAGCAATCGCTGATATGAACGCAGCTTACTGGGCTAACGCTTATCAGCACGTTCTCGTTAAGACTCTTGAAGGTATCACAGACGGAACTTCTGGTGCTATCAAGGCACACACACTGGATATTTCTGGTGGTTCTGGCGGAGCAGAAGTCCTTTCTTCAGAAGCAATGGTAGACGCAATCTACCTCATGGGTGACCACGCTTCTGAACTTGCCGGTGTTATGATGCACTCACAGGCAATGGCTAAGCTCGTTAAGCTCAACCTCATCGACACTATCCGCGACGCAGATAACGATGTTGAGTACAAGGCTTATATGGGTAAGCGCGTAATCGTTGATGATACATTGGCTGCTACAGCCGGTGCTTATCCTATCTACTTCTTCGGTAAGGGAGCAGTTGCTTTCAACCAGGATTCAGATGGCCTCGACGTTACAGAAACAGACCGCGATTCACTTGGCGGAAACGACATTCTCGTTACACGCCGTGCATTCGTTATGCATCCTCGTGGATTGCAGTGGGTTGGAACTGCTCAAGGTGCTACACCAACTAATGCTGAACTTGCTGACCCAACAAACTGGGCATTGGCTGATGACATCAAGAATGTTCCTATCACAAAGCTCGTTGCAAAGCTTGCTTAACATAAAGGCGGGGTGTCTTTTGGGCACCCTGCCCTATCTTTTTACAAGAGGTGGTAAATATGGGATTTGCTACATTCGCTCTTATGAGAGCAAAAGCAAAAAAGGCTCCAGTAGAGCCAAAGGTTGAACCTAAAGTTGAACCAAAGAAAGAAGAGCCAAAACCTGCAGAACCTGTAAAGGAAGAAAAGGTTGAAGCACCTAAAGTTGAAAACAAGGCAGAGACAAAGGCTGAAGCAAAAGGCAAAGGCAAGAATCTCCGTGACGAATAATTAAAAGAGGCTGATATGGCAGATACAACAGAAGAAAGCAAAGTAATTCTCATTGTTGAGGACGGTTCTTGTGTACCGTCCGCTAATTGTTATGTCAGCCTTGAATATGCGGACGAGTATATGAGAAATACTGGCAGAACATCTTGGGCTGAAAAGTCTGAAGATGAACGCAAGTCATTCCTCATTAATGCTACAAGATATATCGACCGTACATATTCACAGATTGGCTGGAAAGGTCAGAAGAAATACCACAGACGACAGGCTCTCTGTTTTCCGCGTGTAGAACTTTTTGACAAAGATGGTGATGAGGTTCTTGGTATTCCAGAAGAGCTTAAACAGGCCGTTTGTGAAGCAGGTTTTATTAATACAACAGTATCATCACTGTTTGATGTAAAAGATTCTGCCGGAACAGTAAAGAGACAGAAAGTAGATGTGCTTGAAGTTGAATATTATTCGCAGGCAGATTCAACAACTGGCTCTTATGTATCTCGTTTTACAGTCCTCGATTCTTTACTTGCTGGTTTTTACAAAACCAGTAAGGATTACAGACGCTGTAAACGAGCAGTACACACTGACCTTCTTGGAGGAAGAATTTAGAAATGGACTACGCTGCTCTCAGACAGGTTGCAGATTCTCTCACTAGAGAATTTTCCAATGGTCAGAAAACAATTCTCCTTAAGGGAGAAAAAACAAAGGACCAGAAAACTGGAAAGGTTACGGTTTCTTTCCGCGAAGTTGAAGGTCTTGGCGTAATGACAAATTATGCAGAAGAGACTATTGCAGCCAGTGACGGTGTTATTGGAGCTGGTAATGTAAAGTTTGTCTGCAGATTTGAAGAGAAGCCTACTGAAGTTGAAGACCGTATAAGATATGCCGGTGAAGACTATAACGTTATTCACTGTAGACCTGTAAACCCTACTGGTGATTATGTAGTAACTTATATAATCCAGGGAAGGAAGGCTTAGTGTGGCCGTTATCTTTAAGATAAAAACCAAGCATCAGGGAGCTTCGCATATAGATCAGTATACAGGTTCTAATGGAAAGATTGTTGCACAACGTTTTGCAGGTGCAATCGAAGATGAAATGACCGAAGTAAAAGGTCGAGCACTTCTGGTTAGTGCTAAAACTCAGAGAGAAAGAACCCTTTTTATGGCAGCCGTTTTTTTTCAAAGAGTTGTGTGTCGAACTCCAGTTGATGAAGATTATTATTATCAAGACAAAAATGGAGAATTGAAAATACATAATAAAGACGATGATGCAGTACGCGATGCTTGGGTAGCTTCTTATAACAACAGAAAAATAACGGCGAAACAGATGATGGAAGCCGGAATTACCTTTGACAAATTTAATGTCGAAGGTGAAATAAGAGCTATTTATGAGATATTTAGAAAGGCTTTTATCATGGGGAGTAAAAACATTCTTACAGTTCATATTGATAACGAGCACGAACGTTTTCCAATGCTTGAATATGGAGAGTATAAGAATGATGGAGCCTTAAAGAAAGGAGAGAAATACTATCATGGAGTTGAAGGTGGATATTCGGTTCAAGCTCCTGCAGGTATGTTGAGAATAACACAGGCTGAATTTCAAAAGATGACTCTTACTATGAGTACAAGAAAGTTGATTCAGTCGTATGTTCAGCGTTCACAGAGAACATTAAAAAATCCTTCACCTTCTAAAATGAAGGAATTAAAGAGGGTTTTAGGCGATAAAACTAAATTTGGAGAGAGTGAAGTTTCAGCGATAGAGAGGATTTACGGCGTATGACAGACATATATATTTGGGAAAAGATTGTAAAACGCTTCTACTCTATGACTATGAAAGATAAAGAAACTGGAGAGATTATCGAGTTTCCTTATTTTACAAAAGATGATGAAGGTGAGATTACAAATGTATTCGAACCTAATGAAACAAGAGAAAGACCAACCAACGATATTTGGTTTGAATTATTTCCGTTGCACTCACAGCCTAGACAGCAGGAGCTTGGACAGACTGGACGCAACAGATGGACTTTTGGTTTGCAGATAAATGTAAATGCACCAAGAGCAGTGTATTCTGGCACTAACGTAAATGATAAGGCTTACGATTTTATCGCAGCTAACTTCAAACGTGGTGATATTTTCGACGGAATAAGAGTATTACAGAGTGCATATCGTTCTTCCGCGCGATTGCAGGATGACTATTATTCCGAGCCTGTGACTGTTATGGTTCAGGCAGATTTGGATAATTAGGATAAGACTATGGCAATTAGAAACCCTACTTTTAACCTTAAGACTGGTGCTGATTCAGATTTGATTGTCGCTCGCGAAATCACTCAGACTACAGACCCTAATCTCGGCAAGATCAAGCGGAAGGAAGGAATTTTCCGTTTTCCTTATTTGACTCGCCGTACTGGTGATACCCTTACAGGTACAACAGAAAACATCGAATCTAACGAGCTTAAACACGGAAGAACAAAGTCTGCTCCTCGTAAGGGAACAAGTTCTTCAAGTGGTGACATCAACTTCGAA